AGTATGGAGCGATCTAGATTACTTCTTAGACTACAGTGAGATAAGCACTCTTATCTCTGGCGCTGCATTAGATAACACTGACGATCTTCCTCAAGGTACAACCAACCTCTATCACACAGTTCAACATACTTACAATGCACTTACTAGCGGTACTCGCAGCAACATCACATTTGCGCTAAACGGTAACGCTATTGATGTCTCTGTTCCTACAGTTCAAGGCACTACAGGTGCCCAGGGCACAGTAGGCGCACAAGGAACTGTAGGAACTCAAGGAACTGTCGGTGCACAAGGTACCCAGGGAACCCAAGGTACTCAGGGAACTCAAGGAACCCAAGGTACTCAGGGAACTCAAGGCACACAGGGAACTCAAGGTGTACAAGGTCTTCTAGGTGTACAGGGTTCTGCAGGTAACTTCGGTGGCGCTTCATTTGACTACACCTTCAGCACTACAACAACAGAGGCTGATCCAGGTGCAGGAAACATCCGCTTCAATGCCTCTCCTACAACAGCAACTGCTATGTACATCGATGCAAGTGATGATGCTGCAACAGACCTCTCAACATTCTTAAACACAATCGATGACTCGACATCAACTATCAAAGGTCACTTCCGTGTCTCTAAGAAGTTTGATGACAGCATATTTAAACTCTACACAATTGGTTCTCTTACAGATAACACTGGCTGGTTTACAGTTAACTGCTCTTACGTATCTGGTAACGGAACACTGTCTAACTCAGATGACATCGTAATCACCTTTGCTCGTACTGGTGATAAGGGTGACACTGGTATTCAAGGAACCCAAGGAACACAAGGAACACAAGGCGTACAAGGTGTTCAGGGTGTTCAAGGACTTGAAGGCTTTGTTGGTTCTAACGGTGCTCAAGGTACTCAAGGAACTGACGGTACCCAAGGAAGTGTTGGTACTCAAGGCTCTCAAGGAACCCAAGGCGTACAAGGAGTTCAAGGCACCGTAGGTATTCAAGGTACTCAAGGCTCACTTGGTACTCAAGGAACGCTGGGTGCTCAAGGAACTATTGGATCAGAATCTGCAAACCCTACAGTCACCGTTCTTCTATACGGTGGAATGTAACTAAAGCAGTTCCGTACTACCCCTATGTATTTGGCTTATTTGTGCTGCCTCTAATAAGAATTTAATAGGGCGGTATACCCCTGGCTTTACTGTAAAGGTATTGAAGGTCATCTGATCTTCCTCCTTCTTCATGCGGAAATTAAAGATGTACCAATCCACTGGGCAGTTGATGCCTCGTGATTCCACATCCTCAACTGCACGCTGTGCACCCTTGCGACTGACTGCATAGCCTGCACATGACCACTGCTGGTATGAGCGGCAGGTGTACTCCTCACCAAGATCATGCATCGGCTCGTTGTAGGCAAACAGTGAGTCATCTGGAACAAAGAATGAGAAGAAGTCCCAGATGGGCATTAACTCCTGCATGTACATGGTGACAATCTCTTTGAAGTTCTTACTCACCAAGATGTCATCTTCAAAAATAATCAGGGTGTCGTAATCTGTCTCTAGAAACTTCTTGTACGCCAGGTAGTTACTAGCCCACACTCCAATAACGCCAGCAGATGGTGGGAAGGTCTCACCTGGTTGGCAGTAGTCATGGACGGTGTTGACTTTAAAGCCAGGTGTCTGATTGACAAAGTTCTCAGCCTTATCTGCTGTGTTCAAGTACATTGTGGGTGATCCCAGACGAGGCAAGAAAGAAAGCGCCTCTACAATTCCTTCATAGGATTTATTTCGGAGTGTGTTTCCAGTATCGGTATGGAAGACCTCATAGCAGGCGTTATCTAGCACTTCTCAATCCACAACTGATAGCCAGATTCAATGATGGTGTACTGACCCTCACATACGGCTAGGAAGGCGTCTACGCCTCTCTTAGGCTCTAGGAAGGGATCTCCGTTGTAGTTCCATAGGTAGTCATCAAATGCCATGACGCCACCCTTCTCAAGGAGTTTAAAGGCGTTGAGTCCATCAAGGGCTGTCTGTAACGCGGTGTGATCGCCATCGATGTAGATGAAGTTATAGGTACGATGTGGCAGGTTGAAGAACTCATCGCTAGTCATCTTGTTCTTGGTAATACGTGGGTCTTTGAATCGTAAGTCGTAGTAATCCTCTACAGAGGTAAAATCAATCTGATCATGTGCCTTCTCTTCACTTCCCTCCCAGGTATCGACATCATCGAGGTACTCGATCTCGCAGTTATCGATCAGCCACTCTGTTGCATCGCCTGTATAGGTGCCGATCTGTAATGCACGAAGTGGCACATTGGGCACATGACGGAAGTACTTCTCTACACTCTTAAACCAATTAGGAAACATATTAGAACAACTTCATGTTATTGAGACAGCCGCTTACATACTCTGGTGCCATCTGGTGATCATCGAGTAGATGCTGGAATAGAACTTTACTTTCTTCTTTGCGGCCTAACCACCAGCCTGCTACAGCCTTCTCAAACATCAAGCAGTAAGAGCCGTTGTACTCGACGTATCCTGGCAGTGGATTATTGAAGGTGGTTGTTGCATAGAGCAGACCCATCTCGGCATAGGTGTAGCACTGCTGGTACTCCTTATTGCGTTCGTGAATTCTAGAGAGAATAAAGTACGCCTCTGGACGACTAGGCAAGTACGCAACGGCCTGCATCAAGTTGTTGTACACGGTGCGGCCGCGATCACCTTGGTAGGACCAGCACAACGACATCTTGATAAGTGATGTGTAGGTGATGAGTGGGTGCGTCTTGTATCCATGTTCAGCGGCTCTTAAGTAGAAGCCCGCAGCAGATGCGTACTGCTTCTCTCTGTCATAGGCTTCTGCAAGATCGAAGTTGAGTTGTACATCCTCAGGTTTTTCAGCAAGAGCGATTGTTATCTCTTTAATTCCCATATGCCATCGCCTCCGTAACTAAGCCATTTACAACCTTCTTTGGTACCTCTAGAACAAAGGCTGCGTTGTCTTGCACACCAAAACTTAGTAGTAGTTTGCCGTTACGTACAGCGGCTCCTACACAGAACTCGATCGGTGTATCTAAGAATGCAAATGATTTAGACAGACCAACAAAGTTAAACTCCTTGTCCCAAACAATCATGCGGTGACGATAGATAGAGTCTTTCTGATTGAGGTAGTTACGCCACAACTTTACTTCGTGCGTAAATGCAATGTAGTAATCGCCCCAAGAAATAATGTTAGTACCACCACGCTGATCAATAGGAACAGAGGGTGTACTTCTTGTCAGTACCTGCTCACACTCAGACTTATCAGGATTAGCCTTAACAATCTCAGTAGGCATAGCCCACTTCACAAAGTGATACGGCATATCAAGGATAGGCATCCAGTTCTTCTCACAGTACGAACTGACATCAATAGGAGGTGGTATACGAACTCGCTGTACCTCTTTGGCTGTCCAGTGATTCTTGTCTAACTCAATCTTGGAGTACTCCATGCGACCCTGGCCGTTAGTCGTGGTATCACGACGAACACCAATCAGGTAGTAGTCACCGTCCCACTGCGTGATGCGGCAATCTTCTTCGCCAACAAACTCCCAGATAGGTGGAACATCAAGTGCCGAGTAATCAACCTGTGTGTAGTTGATGATGTTGAGATCCTTGTCAAGACGACAGAGGTAGTTGGTCGTAACTAGCCGCTGATCTTTTTCAGGATGCAGGTATGAGAGTGGCCCCCAAGGACTGAAGAATCTCTGGTCGTGCTCGCTATGGTAGAGCGTGTAGTTGACGTGGCGGATGTTGACAAGTATGTCGCCATCGTCATCGATAAAGATCGAGGGATTCATTAAGCCCATACCAGAGGTGAGGCTATGAGGCAGGATGAGGGGCGCTAATTTTCCGCCCTGAGAAACCGATTTATGCACCAAATTCATACTGTTACTTTAGCCCACATAGAGTTTCTGTACCAGTTAACCTATGCATATCCCCTTCGAAGGAGTCGAACTTTGCCTACAGTTTACAAGACAATTGCTCAAGCAGCACCAGCGGCAACAACGCTGACTACGCTGTACACAGTCCCATCATCAACCTCAGCCGTGGTCTCAACGATCATCATCTGCAACCAGGCAGCCTCTGCTGCCACCTACCGCATTGCGGTTAGCCCAGCAGGTGCTGCAGTAGAAGCCAAGCACTACATCGTCTACGGTGCGACAGTTGCAGCCTCTGATACAACTGCGTTGACACTCGGTGTGACACTAGCAACTACAGATGTAGTTCGTGTATACGCATCAACTGCAACCCTTTCCTTCTCACTCTTTGGCAGCGAAATTTCCTAATTAACTAGTTAGAGGTATATCAAGTGACTATCACTAACAGAGTTTCACTCAAGAGCGTCGAGTTTGGCATCACGCCTATCGATGACGTTCCAGATGCCCCTACCATCGGCACTGCAACTAACGTTGGAACTTCTCGTGCATACAACAACGGCTCTGCAACTATAACTTACACAGCCGCCCCTACTGGTGGACCAGTAACTACATTTACTGCGACCTCTACACCAGGCTCATTTACTGGTACAGGCACATCGCCTATCACTGTCACAGGTCTTCAAAGTGCTACCTCTTACACATTTACAGTCTCTGCTGCTAACTCAAATGGCACATTGACCTCTGCTGCAACTTCAAGTATTACTGCAACTACTGTTCCACAGGCTCCAACTATCGGTACTGCAACCTCTCCTTCATCTACAACTGCATCTGTGCCATTTACAGCAAACGCTACTGGCGGTTCTGCGATCACAACTTTTACAGCCACTAGTTCTCCAGGATCAATTACAGGAACTTCTTCAACTAGCCCTATCACTGTATCGGGGTTAACTTCAGGGACTGCTTACACTTTTACAGTTACTGCAACTAATGCTAATGGCACATCTACTGCATCTACGGCTTCTAACTCTGTTACACCACAACTACCTGCAACTTCAACTGTTGATGCTCTAGTAGTAGCAGGTGGCGGTGGTGGTGGAGGAGGAAGCGCCTCTAATTATCGTGGAGGTGGAGGTGGAGGTGG